TTTTAGTAATGCAGCTGCTGATGAAGCTAGAAGTAGAGCCTTTAATCAAGACGTAAATATTTGCACCATGCATTCTATGGGAACTAAAGAGTTAAATATTAATACAAACACTCAGCTACTTAAAAATAAGAAATGGATAGGGTTTCAAAACTATTCTCGAATCTGCAAAGGTATGTCCTTTGAATCGTACATCGATGAGGCGGGGATCCCTAGATATAAAAACCCACACATGCGCATCATTGAATTTGCAAGATCAAAATTAGTTTCATTACTAGAAGCAGCCATACAATTAAATTTACATCATTCTGTAGATCTGTGGCTAACAGAGCAAATTGATACAGACTTAAAGGTATATAAAGAACATGAAAGTCTATATGAATTTTCAGATATGATTTCCAAGTTTGTCGAGAAAGATCGATGTCCTCCTGTCGAGATTATCTTTCTTGATGAGGCCCAAGACCTGAGTCCTCTGCAATGGAGAATGTTTTTTTACATAGAGTCTAAATGTAAAAGATCTTACATTGCGGGGGATGATGATCAAACTATCTATACGTTTCAAGGAGCGGACCCGACTATTTTTATAAATTTAAAAGGAACTATAGATGCACAAATTAAATCACGAAGAGTTCCAAGAAAGATGCATGCATTAGCTGAATCTATTTTTCCTCATATTAAAAACCGTTTAGAAAAAAAGTGGGAACCAAGAGATGCAGAAGGAGAAGTTTATGACAATATGTTAATAGAAGACATTGATTTTAGTAAAGAAAACTGGATGATTTTAACAAGAACAAATGAAATGCTACAACCTGTAGCTGATCATTTATATAGTTTAAATTTAAGATTTGATAGTAAAGTAAATAATTTATTACCTAAAAAATTATTAAGTGCTTATCGTACATTAACTAGATTGAATGAAGGAGCAAGCGTAAGCAAGGAAGACGTGCAAGACCTCTATGAGTATTTAAACTACCATAAAGGGCATGTAAAATATGGATACTCTGGGGGAAAGTCATTAGAATCAATCACAACGATTGATGTAGATATGCTACGCAAAGAACACGGGTTTCTATTAACCGGTGGCTGGGAACAGCTTCATATGCCGGACGAAAGCAAAAATTACGTCAAATCCCTACTAGACTCTAAAGATGACCTCATGAAAAATGCGAGAATAAAGATATCCACGGTCCACGGTGTAAAAGGTGAAGAATGTGATAACGTAGTTTTATTTATGGACCTAGAAAGAATTATTTATGAAGCAGCTCAAATAAACGCAGATCCAGAACATAGACTTTTTTTCGTCGGAGTAACACGAGCTAAAAAGAAACTATATATCATGCAACCAACTTCCGATTATTTTTACAGAATAGGAGATCCAATCGTATGAATAGAAAAGAACGCTATCAATTAACAAAAGAAAAGAATGAATCAGGTATGGATTGTGAAAAGATCATAGATACCAAGGAACAAGAAACAAAAGTATACAAAAAACAAATTGGAGGAGATCACTATCGCAAAATGAAAATTCAACCTAGCGAATTTGTTCATGAAAATCAATTACTGTTTGCGGAAGGTAATATAATAAAGTATATATGTAGACATCCTTACAAGAATGGAAAGCAAGATATTTTAAAAGCAATACACTATTGTGAGATGATTATTGAAAGAGATTATAAATGATATTTCAACCACAAACTGAGTGGAACTGCCCTGAAAGTTTTCCTGACTTATCAAGGTATAAACACATAGCTATTGATTTAGAAACTTATGATCCTAATCTGAAAACTAGAGGATCTGGTGCTATTCAAGGTAAAGGATATATTATAGGAGTAGCTGTAGCCGTCGAAGGGTGGCAAGGTTATTATCCAATTAGACATCGTGAGGGTAACTTGGATGAAAAAATTGTTTTGGACTGGTTACGAGATGTCTGTAAAACTCCAGCCATAAAAATCTTTCACAATGCAATGTACGATGTGTGCTGGTTAAAAGCCTATAATATTCCAATTAATGGCCACATAGTAGATACGATGGTAATGCTCTCTTTAGTGGATGAGAATCGCTTATGGTATTCTTTAAACAGCGCCTCTTTTGATTATTTACATGAAGTAAAAGATGAAAGAGCTTTAACAGAAGCTGCTGAACAAGCAGGTGTAGATCCAAAAGCTGAAATGTATAAACTACCAGCTATGTATGTTGGTAAATATGCAGAAAAAGATGCTGAACTTACCTTAGAACTATTTAAAGTTTTATCTAGATCTATTAGTAAACAAAACCTACAAAATATTTTCGATTTAGAAACTCAACTTTTTCCATGCTTAGTTGATATGAGATTTAAGGGTGTGAAAGTAGATATTGAATCGGCACATAAATTAAAAAAACAACTTTCTGACCAAGAGAAAAAATTACTATCTGAAGTTAAAGCAGAAACGGGAATCGAGTGTCAAATATGGGCAGCCAGATCTGTTGCGAAAGTATTTGATGTACTTAAATTACCATATGAACGAACAGCCAAAACACAGGCACCAAGTTTTACTAAAAATGAATTACAAACACATGCTCATCCTTTAGTTAATAAAATTGCTAAAGCTAGAGAATTAAACAAAGCTCATACAACATTCATAGATACTATTATTAAGTATGAACATAACGGAAGAATACACGCTGACATAAATCAAATAAGGGGAAATAGGGGTGGAACAGTTACAGGAAGATTTAGTTATCAGCACCCAAACCTTCAACAAATTCCTGCTAGAAATAAAGATCTAGGCCCTAAAATTAGAAACCTATTTCTTCCTGAAGAAGGATGTAAATGGGGTTGTTTTGACTACTCACAGCAAGAACCTAGACTCGTAGTGCATTATGCAGCTACAACCGAACCTATTTGTTTTGATGAGTCTGTTAAAAAAATTGTAGAACGATTCAATGATAAAGATGATGATGTAGATTTTCACCAGACAGTTGCGGACATGGCAAACATATCCCGGACACAAGCCAAAACTATTAATCTTGGATTATTCTACGGAATGGGTAAGAATAAACTACAGTCTGAACTAGGATTACCAACAAAACAAGATGCAGATAATTTATTTGATCAATACCACGATAGCGTTCCCTTCGTAAAAGACCTAATGAATAAAACTTCAAAACATGCTCAATTAAATGGTGTTATAGGAACTTTATTAGGACGTAGATGTCGATTTGATAAATGGGAACCATACCAATTTGGTATGCATAAACCAATGACTCTCGAAGAAGCAGAGAAAACATATGGAAGGGGCCGAATCAGAAGAGCCTTTACATACAAAGCTTTAAACAAGTTAATACAAGGATCAGCAGCAGATATGACCAAGAAATCAATGCTAGACCTATATAAAGAGGGCATTATAGCTCATATACAGATACACGACGAACTAGACATTTCTGTTGAATCTGATAAAAAAGCTAAACGAATAATTAACATAATGGAGGCTTCAGTCGACCTGAAAGTACCAAATAAAATAGAGTACAAGTTAGGTAAGACCTGGGGGGACATTTATAATTAGGAGGAAAACATGGAAAAAATTACACAGCATGCCAAAAGATTATGGGCGTTAGCTTGGAATCACAAAAAGATTTCAGCTGCGATCATCGTAATCGTTGTGATATTAATTATCGCGCAATAATACACATATTTAACTAGAAGATCTAACTTCTTCTGCAATCATAGGGGGTAGTGATGAAGCAATGGTGGAAAAGATTTGTCGAATGGTTCTGGAAGGACTATTATAAGTAACTATGAGCGAAAAAATTTGTAAGAAGTGTGGACACTTATGCCACTGCATCGAGGCCGATCATGAAGGCTGTAAGTGCGAGAGCTGTGACTGCCAAAAAGTAGAATTAGAAGGAGTAGTCATTGACAGCACTCAAGACTGTGAAGGGTGCCAATGAGAATTTCAGACAGCACGGCAATTTCTATGCCGATGAGAAACCTTTTGGCTATCGTCGGGGCCGTTGCTATTGGCGTGTACGCTTTTTTTGGCGTCATTGAAAGATTAAATAA